GTGACTTTGCAAAATACTATGCTAGTTTGATTGATAAAGAGATAGACAAAAAGAAAACTGAAAAAGCAAAAGAGAAGTGGACTAAACTCAAAGATGATGGTATGAAGTTCATTGCTGCAAACCAACGATCTATCTACATGACAGTTGCTGCATATAAGAATCTCTCTACCGCAAAACTAATGGTGGTTCGTCAGTTAGAGAAGGTAAAGGATATTGGTACGTTTATTAAAGATGGAAATGGATATCGTGTTACTGCACCAGAAGGATTCGTTGCAATTAAATCTGGTCGTGCAACAAAACTAGTTGATAGACTTGAGTTCTCGGTTGCTAACTTTACAGTTGATAAGAACTGGGACAAATAAATAGTTCATAGCTTATACTTGCACCAATTTAATGAAATCTTTTAGCAACTTTTTTGGAGAAGCGAGAACCAAAGCAGGATTAGAAGCGGAAAAGAAAGGTTTAACGCATACTGGTAAAGGCTATTATGCGGATAAGTCTGGAACTATTGTTGCTAAAGCTGAGGGTGGAGAACGTTTAAAAACAATCTCTAAGGCAGAACAACAGAAACTTAAAACTGGAGAACCATTAAATGGTCCACAGTCAGTTGCTGACGTTCAAACCTTACAACAGTTTGCTTCAAAAGCAAAACAAGCACAACAAGCTCCTGCTCAAGAAGCTCCTGCACAAGAAAAACAATCATCAGAAAAATCTGATGACAAGGATACATCCCAAGTTCCTAGGAATGAGGGGGGACCATCTATTGTAATTACGTTTGGAAGATTTAATCCTCCACACATTGGGCATCAAAAACTCATGGACAGAGTTTCTGATGAAGCATATAAAGATGGTTCTGACTACATGATTTACCCAAGTCATAGTCAAGATGAGAAGAAAAATCCTTTTGATTTGTCCACTAAACATAATGTGATGAGTACAATGTTCCCTCATCATGCAAATAATATTGCAAATGATCCTGGTTCTGGTAAAAATATCTTTGATGTGCTAAAAGATTTGCATGGTAAAGGATATGATAATGTGAAAGTTGTTGTTGGTGATGACCGTGTAAAAGAGTTCTCGAATATTACTAGTAAGTATAATGGTAAGACATATAACTTTGGTAAGTTAGATGTTATTAGTGCAGGTGCTAGAGATGAGAAGTCTGATGATGTAGAGGGGATGTCTGCATCTAAGATGAGAAAAGCAGCCGCTGATAATGATTATGATGCATTTAAAAAAGGTCTTCCTAAAGATCTTAAATCATCAGAAGCAAAATCTATCTACAAACAACTTCGTAGATCTATGAACATTGAGGAGGATCTATGGCAGATTGCTCCTAAGTTAGATTATAATACATTACGCGAAGAGTATTACCAAGAAAATATTTTCAACGTTGGTGATATTGTAGAGAGTTTGACTACTGGTGTTGAAGGTGAAATTATTGTTAGAGGACCAAACTATATTATTATGATGGATGAGGAAGAAAGAACATTTAGACAGTGGTTAATTAATATTACTGAAAAGGTACATTATGTGCCAGAAAAAAAAATTCTTAAAGAATTTGGTGAATGGGTTCCTATAGCATCTGGACCAACCAATAGTGCTACTACAACATTTGGATATTTTGCTGGTGGAGAACAACAGGTAAATTATCAGACTGGAGAGCCAATTACATTTACATATTCTGCTCTTAATGGTCCTGAAAATTATCCAACTAGTATAACTGTTGACCAGGGATTTGGTGAGGTTCATACGACAAATCCTCCACCTTTTAATCAGATTGGACTTCAGGGATATGTTGCCCCAAAATTAAATCCAAAATATAAAAAGGCACAAGAAGAATTTCAGCAACAACTTGACGAGTTTAGAAAAAAAGAAGACGCCAACTTTCAGTCGATAAAAGATACTCTCAGATCTTTTGGAACTAGTTGGGAAGATATGAGAGCAAGTAAAAAGTGGGTAAAGAAATTGGGTGATGGAACTGTTGTTGCTATTATTCCAACTGTCTCAGATGCAAATATTACGGACTGGACTAATAATGTTAAGGTTGTAAAGTTAAGACAGCATCCCAATGCTTCTGAACCAATGGATATTATCCATTGGCCAAACGATATAAATTATGAAGTAACAAATTCTCAAATTGTAAGTTCTGTCAAACTAGAGATTGGTAAACCACCAACCGCACCAGTAGAACAAGAATATCTTATGCCTAGGAGAAATCAATATAGAGATGTCAATCCTCAGTTGGATGCATCAAATGAATACTCTGAGAAAATTGGTGCTGATTATATGATGGGTGCGAGGGCTGGAGGTTTTCCAGCCATTAATTATGATCCATTTAAAATGGGAAGAGAGATTACAAAGGTTGCTTCTGCAGATCCATCATCTATTCCTAATATGGAAATTAGTCAAGACGATGAAAACTTTATTAAAAATTTAGAGATGCTTCCAAAGGGCGTTAATAGTGTCATGTCTGGATATGGATTTGCTGGAGATATGGCTCTTAGATATGCGAAAGGTGATTATACTCCTATAACAAAATCTCCCGGATACAATTTTGATAGAAGTGTATTAGATCTTATTCGACGTTCCAGTACACCTGGTGCTGTTCAATCTTTAGCATATACTAAAGGTATGCTTCCAGGTCCCTTAGGTGCTCCACAAGCATTTGGGGATTTGCCTGTTAGATTATCTCTTGGACAATTTAACTATAGGGCAACTCCAAATGGCATAGAAGTTACAGATACTTTTAACTTTAATGATAATACAAATATTGGGGCCCTTGGTTCGTTGGGTCTTGGAATTGGTGCAGCACTTCAAAATACTGCAGATAGATTAGTAGATATTGGAAATAGAAGAGCAAAATCAAAAGGTTTAAATCCAGATGATGACTCTTTTGGAATTCCTATTAAATATACAATTCCCTGGAATGAAGTTCCTCAACAATTAAAAAATAGGTTAGATCCCAAACAAACAATTGATCCAATAGTTAGAAAGAAAAAGAAAAAAGTTAATGAATCAACCTGGGATAAATTAAAGAGATATAGAGAGGAGAAAGTACACTGGGAAGTTGGTACTGATGCATACCGTATTGCATTGCAACAACTAACTCCTGGAGAGAAAGTACAGTCGTTTACAGGTAAGCCTGTACCCGAACCTGGAACGCCTCCAGTTACTAAATCTGTAAAGAAAAAGACCACTAAATAGTATTAAAACAAAAGTATATCTAATGGACCTATCTAAAATTGCCTCCTTTATTACTTTAGAACCTTCTCAACTCTTCCGTGCAGAAAGATTCGTTGAGCAAGGTCTTAAGATGTATAATTCTGATGAAGAATTAACAGAAGCTTATTTGAAAGAAAACCTTCATGGTGTAACTTTAGATTACGCTATGCATGTTTTAGATGAATCTTCTACATCATATATGGATGTTGCGATTCATAACCAGGGAGGTAAGTTTAGTGCTCCTACCGCTGGTGTGTATGGAGTTTCTTCACGTCCAGAAATCAAACAGAAGATTAAGGATAAAGTTCTCAAGAGAAATGAACTTGAGAAGAAACAGAGAAAGATGCGTAAGGAAGAGGTTGAGCAAGTAGATGAACTCTACAAAGGCAAGCATGGTCAGACTGAGAAACAGTATCAGGACTCTCGCTCTGATGGTGGTAAGATGATCTCAGGTGACAGCAAGGGAAGTGGTGCTTCTTACTCCTCCCGTGGTGTAAAGAACACTGGACCTAATCCTGCAGGCGGTTCTAAGAAACCACAAGGTCAGGGTCGCATGACTTCTGGTGCAAGAACTGAGCTTCAGTTCCGTAAAGCAGCACTTAAGAAGAAAGCAAACGAGGAATTTGAAATTGTGAATGAGGAAGATTACGATCGTATGAAGGATCGTCAATTGGAACGTGGTACTTGGCGTCCACGTAGCAAGCCTGGTGTTGCTCGTTCTGGTGGATCACAGCCAGGTAAGAAACCATCGAGTGGAATGTCTGCATTTGATAAGGTTGCTGGTGATCTCAAGAAAAAGTATGGTGAGAAAGCAATCTATGCTAAGAAGACCACTAAGGAAGAGGTAGTTCTAGAGAAGAAAGCTGCTAAGGATTATGATGGTGATGGCAAGATTGAATCTGGTTCTAAGGAACATGCAGGTGTAGTCCACAATGCTATCCAACGTGCAAAGGGTAAGAAAGCAGACGGTAAAGATACTCGTAAAGAGGAAGTAATAAATCTCTCTGATTCTCTTTCTCTCGTTGAAGGTAAGGTTGCATGTAAGAAGTGTTCTGGTAAAGGATGCGATGAGTGCAAAGGAAAGGGTTATAAAGTAACTCACAATTGTTCTTCTAAGGTTGAACATGCTGAGTGGGGTACAGGTGAGTGTATCAAAGAGATGCATACTCTAGATGAAAACGGTCGTATCTCTCACTATGATGTTATTTTTGCACATGGTATTGAAGAGAATGTATCTGTACATGATCTAACTACATTAGTTTCTGAGATGCATGAACATGCTATCAACGATGAAAAGAATGAAGTTGTTGAAAGTATGAAACAAGCACGTAAGAACGTTGGTGCTTCTAAGTGCTGGAAAGGTTACAAAGCACAAGGAACCAAAACCAAAGATGGTAAAGTAGTTCCTAACTGTGTTAAAGAGGATGAAGAGATTGATGAAGCGATGGTGGAGATCAAGGGTAAAAAGAAAGGTAATGTAATTATCAACCCTGAAGTCAAGAAGGTTAATGAGGATGCAGATGTTGCTAAAAAGCAACAGGTTCAGAGAAAGCAACTAATGCTTAATAAGCAGAAACTTGCTTTACAACAGAGAGCAACTTCCAAGAAGAAATCAACTGACATGCATATGGAAGAGACGGAAGACATTCAAGAAGTTGATATGTCAACACGTTCTGTTGATTATGGTCAGGAAATTGAGAACACGACTCTTAAGAGAAAGAAAGAAAAGAAATCACTTTCAGATTTCAAGAAACTTTCAAAACCAAAAGAGTCCTGATGTAAAATAAAAGGGGATAAATAATTCAGGCCTATGTTATAAGATCATGCTTGCATTTTTACTTCCCCTTGCATCAAAAATCATTTCTGATGCTGTCGCTAAAATTCCAGAAAACGAAGAGTTAGGTGAAAAGTTAGTTGAGATTTGCCTTGTTATTCTCAAGAAGGCTGTTAAATTAACTAAAACCGATATGGATGATCAACTACTTGCTGTAGTTGAAAAAGCAATTCTCGCAAGAGATGAAGAGTGATTCTAGGGGACTTACGTCCCCTTCTTTATAAATAAGATATAGGAATACAAACTTATAAGGAGACCAATGGCAATTTTTGGAAAAATAGATGCCGCAACTTTTGCAAATAATGTAGGTGTCACACAAACAAGCGCAACAGTCACTAAGAACGCTGCTGATACAGTAGAAGAAGGTGATGTTCTAGTTTTAGGTGGAGTTAATTATATCGTTAGAACAGTAACTTCCGCCACTTCAATTGAACTACATAAAGCATATGCAGCTGCAACTAATTCTGGACTTGCTGGTGCAGTAAGACGCACTCCACCTAAAAAGGTCGCTGAGTTCGTAATTAAAGGTGGAGATTCTATCACCGATTACCAATTAATCTTTGTTGACAACACCGAGAAAGATGTTGCATCAAACAAAGCACGTGGTATCACTGGACCTGGTTGGTGGTTATATAGAACATATACTGATGTTTCTGGTAGAACCCGCCATAAGGCAGAATGTCTTGCATTCGTTCACGCAACTGCAGCTGCTGCAGGTGACTCCGCAGACGATACAGTCGCAGCAGATGTTATTGAGACCATTACCATCGGTACTCAACCTGCTAACCAGAACACATCTAGTGGTGGTGCAACATTCTCTGTTTCTGCAACTGCATCTGCATCTGGTACGCTTGCATATCAGTGGCAGAAGAGAACCAGTTCCTCTGGTCGTTTCGCTAACGTCTCTGGTGCAACCAGTGCATCTCTCGCATTGACTGGTCAGACTGCTGCTGCAACTGGTAACCAGTATAGAGTTAAGATTACCACCTCTAAGGGTGCTGCTGAAGTCACATCTAACGCTGCAACTCTAACGTTCGTTTCTTGATGATTATATTATATGAAATTTACTGAATTGAATGAAAATAATTTTTTATTATTCGCTATAAAACATTATGACAATCCCCATTGTTCGACAAGAGATGATTTTTATGAGGATCTGAAAAGATTCAAATACATCAAACGACTACTGAAAAAGTATATCAAAACTGGTGATCTTAAAACTCATCTCTTATTAAATCATATAATTATAATCTATAATATTTTTGGTGATGCTGGAACACCATTACTTTTTTTCAAACTTGAACGAGAGTATTGGTCTTCATTAAAATCTATCCTAGTATTTTTAAATAGGATAGATGAAAGTAGTATGGCTAATGTTGAAATTGATGAGTTCTGTTTACAAGAGTTAAATAAATTATAATGGATAAAAAAGATGTCTACGGTATGTGGGAAGACTCAATCGGTGGCGGTGGTGTCATGCCCACAAATAGTGCTACTGGTGGTGCTATTGCTGGACTTCCTCCAGATGAACCTCCAGTCAGAAAAAAGAAAAAGTATGACGGCAGACGTAAGGATGTCAGGGAGTTTGTTGCAAAGTTGTTAAAGAGAAGACAACAAAGACTAGAACAGAAACTGAAGAATCAAACTAAATCACTAGAAGAAGAGTTGGAAGCACTTCAAGAAAGTGGTGGTAAAGTTATTGATCAACTTAAAAAGATTGCTATGGCTGGTGGAACTGGAACAGTTCAATTTGATGATGGTAGTAAACAACCGGTAGAACCATCTGAAGCTGGTAAAATAGTAAATCTATATCAGAATTTAAATGCAAGTAATAGAGTTAAGATGATTACATCTATTAATTCTTCTACCACTGCATACGAAAAAGTAAAAGCTTTCGCTCAATCCAGAACCTAAAATGTTTACCCCAAATTCAAAAGTGGCAGTATTAGAATCTAAACTTGATATCTACGAAGATCTTTCTAGAGAGATGTTATCGAAGTTGGAATCTGCTGTCGATAAAATTTCTGAGGGTAACCAAAGAATTGCTATTGTATTGGAACGTCACGAAAATAGATTAGATGAGTCTGATAAATCTGATCAAGCAATCCTACAATTGATCACTAGAGTAGAACATAACTTAGAAGATCTGGAAAAGAAAGTAGATCAACTATCAAAGTTTAGGTGGGTTACTATTGGTGTTGCTACAGCTGCAGTGGTTATCCTGAAGTCAGCTGAACTGTTTGGATCGATCCTTTCACTTCCTCAGAAACCATTGACAACTTCTATGGTCTATGGTACAGTAGTGGAACGAGTGAACCCCATGTAATGTCCTTTATTGATCTGAAGTATATTAATATTATTTCCCCTCGTCTAGAAAAATTTTCAAAGAAGAAAGACTACCTCTATAATTTCCGTTGTCCCTATTGTGGCGATTCTAAGAAAAACAAGAATCGTGCAAGAGGGTTTTTCTTTCTGAAGAAATCAGATATGGTTTACAAATGCCACAACTGTGGTGTTGGTAGAACTCTTGCGAATTTTTTGAAAGACATGGATGTAACACTTCATGATGAATATGTCATGGAGAGGTATAAACGTGGACTTACTGGTAAAGGTACTAACACTGCTAGTCCTAAGTTTGAATTTGAGAAACCAGTATTTTCACGATCCGAAAACTTAAAAAGTTTGAGGAAAATATCAGAACTAAATAAAGAACATCCCGCCAGAGAATATCTTGCAAACAGGCACATACCAGAAAAATATTACCATACCCTGTACTATGCTGAAGATTTCAATAAGTGGGCCGGAACAACTAATACGTTTAAGGAAGGTAGAATTGTAATTCCTTTGCTAGATCTAAATGGGAACATGATTGGGTATCAGGGTAGATCTTTACAGAAAGATGCAAAACTCAGATACATTACTATAATGATAGATGAATCACATCCTAAAGTATTTGGATTAGATAGAGTAAACCCGACAGAAAAAGTTTATGTCACAGAAGGACCCTTTGACAGTTATTTCATTACCAATGCTATTGCTATGTGTGGTAGCGATGTTGACCTTAGCAGTTACGATTATCGATTCGTATACACCTACGACAACGAACCACGATCGCGACAAATTGTTGATAAGATTGCGACAGCGATCAGGGGTGGGCATAAGGTAGTTATCTTTCCTAAAACTATTAAACAAAAAGATCTGAATGACATGACACTTGCTGGACATGATGTTCAATCTCTGGTAGAATGCAACACGTACCAAGGCTTAGAAGCAACAATTAAACTAAACGAGTGGAAAAAAGTATGACAAATGGCACCAAAGTACAAAAGCGAAATGGAGAACTTGAGTCTCTGAACCTTGACAAGATCCATGCTATGGTCGATTGTGCATGTGATGGATTAGCAGGTGTATCTCCATCACAGGTAGAAATTCAATCTGGTATTCAATTTTATGACGGTATCACTACAAGTGAAATCCAAGAAATCCTAGTTAAATCTGCTAGTGATTTAATTAGTCTAGACAATCCAAACTATCAGTTTGTTGCTGCTCGTTTGCTTCTCTTCGGTCTTTACAAACAAGTATTTGGTGATGGTTGGAAAGAAAGTTTTCCACCAGTATCTGAGCATTTGAAGAACAATGAAAATATTTACGACTCTAAAATTTACAATAAGTATACTGAGGGTGAATGGTTTGTAATCGATAAGATGATCGATCATGGTCGTGATTATCTGTTTACATATGCTGGTTTGAGACAGGTTGTAGATAAATACCTAGTCCAAGACAGGAGCACTAGTAAGATTTACGAGACTCCTCAGTACATGTATCTTCTAATTGCTGTAACTCTGTTCCAGGATTATCCACAAGATACTAGGTTGGATTACGTCCGAAGATACTACAATGCAATCTCAAAGCACAAAATCAACATCCCAACACCAATCATGGCTGGGGTCAGAACATCCTTACGTCAATTTGCATCTTGTGTTCTCGTTGATGTTGATGACACCCTCGATAGTATCTTTAGCAGTGATATGGCTATTGGTAAATACGTCGCACAAAGGGCTGGTATTGGTATTAACGCAGGTAGAATTCGTGGGATCAATTCTAAGATTAGAGGCGGCGAGGTACAACACACAGGTGTTGTCCCCTTCCTTAAAAAGTTTGAATCAACTGTTCGATGCTGCACACAAAACGGCATCAGAGGTGGTTCTGCTACAGTTCACTTTCCTATCTGGCACCAAGAAATCGAAGACATCATCGTCCTGAAGAATAACAAAGGAACGGAGGATAATCGTGTCAGAAAACTTGACTACTCGATTCAGATTTCAAAACTTTTCTACGAACGTTTCATCAAGAATGAAGAGATTAGCCTCTTCTCACCGCATGATACGCCGGGTCTCTATGATGCTTTTGGGACTGATAAGTTTGACGACTTATATGTTCGTTACGAACGAGATGAGTCTGTTCCGAGAAAGACTATCGGGGCACAAGAACTCTTCTTGAACATCTTGAAGGAACGTGCAGAGACTGGTCGTTTGTATATCATGAACATCGACCACTGTAACGAACATTCTTCGTTCAAGGATAAAGTTAACATGTCTAATCTCTGTCAAGAGATTACACTACCAACCGATCCTATCAATCACATTGATGATACTGCTGGTGAGATTGCTCTCTGTATTCTCTCTGCTGTCAATGTTGGTAAACTTCGTAACATTGAAGAGATGGAGGAACTATGTGATCTATCTGTACGTGGTCTAGAAGAACTGATTGAGTATCAAGACTATCCTGTTCCTGCTGCAGAAAGAAGTACAAAGGACCGTCGATCTCTTGGGGTAGGGTTCATTGGTCTCGCTCATTATCTTGCAAAACAAGGACACAAGTATAGTGATCCAGATGCTCTAAAAGAAGTTCATAAGATCACAGAAGCGTTCCAATACTATCTCTTAAAATCTTCTAATCAGGTTGCAAAAGAAAAGGGTGCTTGCAACGGTTTCTCTCGTACAAAGTATGCTGATGGAATTCTCCCGATAGATACATATAAGAGTGACGTAGATGAATTAGTACAGCCAGAATACAACTATGATTGGGAATCTCTTAGGACATCTATCACCACCTACGGATTACGGCACTCAACACTGTCGGCACAAATGCCTTCAGAGAGTAGTTCCGTTGTGTCAAATGCCACAAACGGAATCGAACCACCGAGAGATTATTTGTCCGTTAAAAAATCAAAGAAGGGACCTCTTAAGCAGATTGTTCCACAGTATTCCACACTGAAGAATAACTATACTCTTCTGTGGGACATGGAATCTAATCGTGGTTATATTAATATTGTTGCCGTGATGCAGAAATTCTTTGACCAAGCAATTTCTGGTAACTGGAGTTACAACCCCGAAAATTATCCAGACAATGAAGTTCCAGTTTCTTCTATGGCACAAGATCTCCTAACTACATATAAGTTTGGATGGAAAACCTCATACTACCAGAACACTTATGACGCAAAGAAAGATGTAGACGATCCTGCTCATTCAATCGGGTGGAAGGATAACGTACCAGACGTAGATAATCTAATCAAACAACTATCACAAGTGGAGGAAGAAGACTGTGAGTCTTGCAAGATCTAAGGAGAATTACATGGAGTTTATGGTGGATACAAAAAAA